TAGGCCGGCATAAACCGCTTGAGGCCGCCCTGGCGGTAGGCGAGCTTACACTCACGGTACTCCCGGTGGGTAATCCCCATAAAGGTGGAGAGCCGGATGCCGGGGTTGACCTCCTCGGGATGCGGGAACTCCCGGCCGAACCAGTGGGTGGCGAACCAGAGAAAATGCGCGTGGTAGTTCCCCATCGTGCCGTCGATGTCGATCGCCACGACCGGAGCGTCAGCGCGCGAGCGGAAGCGGGCTTCAGGCTCGCCATACGGATAGGTCATAGCCTCGTGAATATCTCTCTCACGAGCGCGCGCCCATTCCTCAGAGTCAGTCATTTTCTCTCTTTCCCGGTATGCTTTTCCCATGCCGTCCAGGCGACATCTTCTGCTTCGGTGAGGACTGATTTCTGCTCTGGAGTCCAGTACCACCCGAGAGAGAATCGCAGGAACCTAGCCAGGTAGGCAACGCTACGATCTTTCAGCGCGTTTACATTCTCCATCGTCCGCCTCCCTCGTGCGTCTCGCCGGTTACCCGCTCGATGCCACGGATTACGTCCGGGTCGGTACCGGCCTCGCCCCTAAACGGGTCTAGGGCCTCGCGGACGGCCGGGTATACCTCGTGGACTAGCCGGGCTTTCTCCCAGGCCCCATAGCGTCCGGCCCGGAGGACTTCCGGATGGCAGTTACAGTCGGTCCAGAGCGGCTTGACTACCTGGACCGCGCCGGAATGCGTGGGAGCGCGGCGAGCCGGCCATTCTGTCGTCCGGTACCCGAACACGCTACTAATCCGGTACCAGGCATTCTCCTCCGTCCCGTCGCAGATAACCGTATTGTCCGGCATAGTTGCGGCTGACGTAGAGCCGTCCGCGTAGATCACGTGACTCCGGAACTGGTGGCCGGGATTCTGGCACAGGGCCTTGGCCGGAATGGTTGAGACGATTAGATCGGGCCGGAGGCTCCGGATGAACGGGATGCCGCCATTCTTGATCTGCCTCTGAATGAGCCCGGCCCGGAGATCGCTGATAAGGTCGGCCCAGAGCCGCGCGTACGTCTCGCGGATGTCCCAGGCATCGTGATCTCCGGCGAAGTCCTCCGGGCTCACCTTCCCGGTCCACAGTCCGCCGTAGACCTTCTTGCGGTATTCCTCCGGCGTACCGTTGAGCGAGTAGGTCACGCGGACCTTGGTAACGTCCTCGTATCCGGGGACCGGAGCGTGAAGGTACTGAGCCCCGTACTGCGTCGATGGCTTGTCAGTATTGCTTATGATAATGGCCTCGTGGCCGGTACTGACGGCGGCCGCAGCCGCCGCCAGACCGGCCGGGCCACATCCGAGTATCACTACCCGTGACATGGCAGGTCCTCCCTAGATACTGCTTACCTGGTGCTTGTTCGGGAGAGGCGAAGAGCAGAATCCCATTGAGCTGGGCTGCCGGGAGAGGAATGGGTCAAGAGTCTCGACGCTCGGCATTGCGCCATCCTCGCCGTTCGGGTTGGAGAAGTCGGTCATGGTTCCTCGTCTAGTAGCCTGGCCGTTTTCCCGACCAGGATTGGGCCATTAGCTCCTGATGTAGCTCCTCACGGAGCCGTTTGACGGTTGCCGCCAGATCCTCAGAATGGCGGGTCGTTGTCGACTGCGCGCCTTTTGGTCCGGGTGGACCGCGCCGGAGTAGCCTTGGCCGCCCGGCTGGAGGTAGCGCTAGCGCGAGCCGTACGCGCCGGAGCGGCCTTAGCCGCGCTCGCGCGGGTCCGCGTCCCGGTCTTCGCGTTCGCGGGCTTAGAGGCCGTCCTAGCGGTGCGGGCGGGCTGGGCAGAGCGAGCGGCTCCGGCCGCCCGGCCGGAAGCCCTACGGGCTCGCGCTGGGGTAACGGCCGGAGCCTCGTCCTCGTCTGGTTCGTCCTCGTCCGGTTCGTCCTCGTCTGGCTCCTCATCTTCTGGCTCGTCCTCATCCGGGTCATCCTCGTCCGGGTCGGCCTCGTCCTCCACATCGTCTGGCTCCTCATCTTCTGGCTCGTCCTCATCCGGGTCATCCTCGTCCGGGTCGGCCTCGTCCTCCACATCGTCCGGCTCCTCATCGTCTCCCTCGTAATCCCAGGGGAGCCATTCTTCTGCGATGGCCTGAATGGAGCCGTTGTAGGGCTCCTGGCCGGTGATGATCCGGCACCACGCCTCGTCCCGGTCGGCTCCGGGCTTCCAGGTGCCGATCCGTTCGATGATGAATCCCTTGGAGTCCTCTTCCTTCGCGACGTACGTTTTGGTCTTGACCTCCAGGAGCGTGAGGCCGTACGCGAGGAGGAACGGGTCCCAGCGGAACTTGGCGCCAGGGATGAGCGCGGCGTTGAGCCAGAACGGGCAGCCGTTGTACTCCTCCAGGTCACCCTCGTTCCCGTCCGCGATCCAGAGGACCTTGAGCATGGGATCGTCGTTGGCGCTCCGGGTCCACCAGATCTTCTTGACGTAGCCGGAAAGCTCCAGGCCGATGGGCGGGATCTCGCCCGCGTAGTCGGAATAGCGCTCAGTGGAATACTCGACTGCCTCAAGGGCATCAACGTCGAGATCAGCAGTATCGCGTAGCTTTGGCATTCCTATCGCCTTTCGTGTTCGTGGTCTTGCCTTTCGGGATTGAGCCGATGATCCGCCGCATGCTCTCCTCTCGTTACGTACCGCAGATACGGATGCCGCTTACCGACGTGTTTTACCAGCCACCCGTCCGGCTGGACGTCTGGGTCGGCTAGAACGGTCAGGGAGGTTTCCAATTTCCTTCCGGGCTTTCTGGATGTCGTCAATCATCCGGGCCATCGCCGTGTCGTCCTTGTAGCCTACGTCCTGATAGGCTCCGAGAGCGTCATAGCGGTCCTTGGCGAACCACGGAGGGAACGGCTGGGCTAGGACTCGCCGGACGATCTCCGGCCCTATCGCATCCGCCTCCCGCGACTCACGCGCTACGGAGTAATATAGCGCGATACCGAACTGAGCCGAAATGTAGTCGGATATCTCGCCCTTCTTGCCGAGCAGCAAGGGGATTACGCGCGGTTCGCCTTCCGCGTCCTCCGCATTCATCGAGTTGCAAATAAAGATGACGTTCATGGGGCCGTCGATAAGCATATCGACCCAGCGCTTGAATCCGTTCTGGTACTTCTGGTGGTCCTTGATGGCCGGGATGTCGAGGTCGCGAGCCGGGTTCTTGGCGTTGATCGTCTTGAGGATCCAGCGCATATACATTTCCTGCATGCGCGTTCCGGAGTCCACGATCAGCCAGTCGTCCTCGCCTAGCTCTTTGACTCCCTTCTTGACGCCGGCCACGGCGTGCTCCCACGTTGGCGCGGGCCAGAGCCGGGCTTGCGAGCCCGCTACCTTTGCGGAGACGGCACCCTCAATCTCCGTCGAGAGGAATACCGCTCGCGGCGCGCCACCCGCTAGCCGGGTTTTGCCGACTCCGGGCGGGCCATAGAGGAGGATCTTGACCGGAGGCTGGTGATAAGCCAGGGGGACTTCCGTTATCTCAACGGTCGCCTCCATTAGCATCTGGGGAGCTTCCGCCTCCTGCTTCGCGGTCTGCCGCCGCTGGCGCTGCTGGACGGCCTTGGGACGGGTAGATGCTGGGGTCCTCGCTGGGGGCATTTCCTTGCCTTCCGTTTAGGCGTATCCGCTCGCGCTCTTCAGGTCATCCTTATAGGGATCAACCCGGACGTAATTCGATTCTAGTACGGAGAGGTACGAATCGCTACCGCGCTCGTGGAGCCGGCAAGGACCCCACAAGGGACAGCGCGGACAGTCTTTTGCCGGAGTCTTTATGAGCGGGAGGTCGCCGCGACGGTAGGCATTCATGACCTCTACCTCGTCCGCAATCCGCTGGAGCTGAGTGACGCATTCCGGGCCTGACCGGAGGATTGGCTCTGGCCGCTCAAATAGCGGAGTGGGCTGGACTTTGCTTACCTCTCCGAATACCTCAAGACCGGCGAAATTAGCGGCCACCTTGAGGTCGCCAACCTTGGCCTTCTCGATGGCGATCGGACCGCTCTTTGGACTTGACTGCTCTACAAACCGGATACCGGCCGTCTGGAGCGCTTCCAGGTAATGCTCTTTTGTCGGCGTATTCGTTGCGAGGCCATCCGCGTTTACCGGCCGCTCATCAGGCATCTTCTTGCGGAGGAAGTTATACTGGATCCCCTCAATCTCCTCGCCCTTCTTGAGGACTCCGGCCTTGCGGAGGAGGAGGGTTGCGACGGCCCAGTAACTCCCGGCCTGATCGTCAAGCTCAAGGTAGGCCGTATCGATGGACGAGGCCGTCTTGGTTTCGAGTAGGTAGACCTTTCCATTCCGGAGGTCCCGGAATACGCCATCCCAGCGCGAGCGGAAGATTGCCATAGGCCGGCCATGACTCGTAATCGTTACGGCGAATGGCTGCTCCGTCGCAATGATGGACCACTGGGGGTCCTTGCCCCAGAGGTCCACGTATCCCTCTAGCATCGTCACTCCGAGGTCCTTGGCCTCGTACCAGACGGGCTCCTCAAAGTTGTCGTCCAGCCAGGACTTCGCATAGGCTATCTCGTCGCCGCACCAAGCCTCAAACGTCTCGGCCGGATGCGGGCCTCGCCGCTTGCCCTTTAGGTACCACTGGGCTAGGGCCTCGTGAATGCCGATCCCGAACCAGAGAGCGTCAGCCTGCCTATAGCGCGGCTGCCAGCCTTCCCGGTATTCCTGCCACCAACGCCAGGGGCATCGCTTTGCGGCCGCGCGCTCCGAGGTCCGGATTACGGGGAGCCCTAGATCTGTTGTCGCCATTTCCTCGCCTCTCTCATTTCCCCTCTGGACCCTACCGGAGCCGGGCCACTATATCAGCTCCGGTAGGGACCAGAAGGGCCAGGCCCGGTCGGTGGGGGGTGGGTACCGGACCGGGCCTGGCGTCTCTGGGGAGCGAGGGTTAGAAGGGAGCGTCACCGCCAGCGGCAGCCGCCCCAGCAGCCGCGCGGGTCTTGGTGGTCTTGCCGGAACGGGCCGGAGCCTTCCCGTTGCCGGCCGCGCGGCCGGAAGCAGCACCGGCACGGCCCGTACGGGCCGGAGCGGGCTTCGCGGGACCGGAGCCGGTACGGGTCCGGGCCGGAGGCGTAGCGGGCTCCTGGGCGTCTCCGGTCTGGGCACGCTCCGCGCGCCTCTCCTCGCGCCGCTGGATGTTGAAGGCGGACTTCTGGAAGTGGGAGTACATCCCGACGCCCAGGACCAGAATCCGGTCCACCTCCAGGTCGTCCAGGCTGGCCACGTTCTGCTCGAACCACTCGACGTAGTCCTTCATGGTCGGGCTGAAGTCCTTGGAGACGTACTTGGTGAAGTCAACCTCGTCGGTCGGCTCCGGCTCCGGGGCAGCGGCCTGGCGGGTCCTCTTGGTCGGAGGCATAGCAGTTGTTCCTTTCGGTTCGGATGATTCCGCCGTCCCGGTAATCCGGCGTGGCGTTTTAGTTCTAGTCTGATTATAGCGCGGGGCATTCTTCGGCGCTACTTTTCCCGGCTGCGAATTACCGAAGTGCTCTATCACCGAGAAAATATGGGTGGTCTCCTCCTGTCCGTGGTACCAGATATGAACATAGCCGCCAGGGTACGGCTCCGCTTTTTGGCCGAACTCCCAGGCGATATTCAGGAGCCGTCGCGCTTTAGGCTCCGGGAACCGGCAGTCGTGGATGAGACGGAGCAGGGCCTGCTCGCCGGTTAGCGGGATCATGACTCCCTCAGCCTCCATTCGCTCCCGGACCTCGCGGGGGTGACGCGGAGCGTTCGTTACCGTCCGCATCCCGCCCCAGGTCATCGCTCGCGCTCCGGCCTAGGGCAGCCTAGGGCTCCGTGGTAAAGCTCCTCGCCCGCAGCCGAGGAGCAAGGACCGCAGGGGATCTCGCATTCCGGCCTAGGGCTAATCTCATCCGCGAACGCTGTGATAAAGGCATCCTCTTCATCCGTAAAGTCGTCATCCCACTTCTTGCCGAGGATCTTGATGGCGAGCCCTACGGAGTCGTACCACTCCTCAGCAATCGGGTCCGGAGGCGGAAGTACGATGACGACTCCGCGTTTCCCTATCCGGCCGATAGCACAGATATGCGCGCAAAGGCAGCCGCTCCCTCCGTTCCTCCGGCAGAATGAGGCATTGATCCGGATACGGTCCCGGTGCCGCGCGAATTCCGCCCACTCACTCATGATATCCCCCAGCCTCTCCGGGTCGTTGTTATTAGCGTACTCCGGGCTTCCGTGTACGGTGGCATCCGGTCCTGGATTATTATGGTCTTCCGCCAGCGGGTCCGCTGGCCCTGGCTCGTCCGGAGCCGGACAATCGTTATCCGGACGGTCGCGGCGCAATAATGCGGGAGGAACTCCCCGCACATCGGGCAGATCCGGAGTTCGCCTATCATGCCGCCTTCCTTTCCGTCCGGGCCTCGCGCATTAGCTCAGAGAGCTTACGCGGGCTCGCCGTCGCGACTACCGCGCGCTGCTCCGTCGTCAGGGAGGCCATCCACTCATCGACCGTCCCCAGTGAGATCAGCCGGTACACGGTAACCTGGTGAATCCGCGAGACGCGGTGGATACGGGCCTCAAGCTGCTCATCCTGGTCGCTAATCCAGGGCTGGTCGATAACGACCATTTCATCGGCCGCGTCAAGGGTAATCGACTCGCCTCCGGCCATCCGGTTTAGGCAGACTACCTGGAGCGAGTCATTGGGGTCCTGGAACCGGGCCACAAGGTCAGAACGGTCCCGGTCCTTAGTCGCGCCGGTTAGCGTCAGGACCTCAAAGCCTTCCTTCCGGAGGGTAGCAGCGGCAAGCTCTACGATCGCCGTAAACGAGCTGGCCACCACGACCTTAGCCCCGGTACCCTCCCGCTCCTGCATAAACTCTACGAGCCACTCCAGCTTGTTCGACGGGAGAGCCGGGAGGACTTCCCGGCCGTCGCCTACCCGCCCGGCCGCATTCGCGAACTGGCGGAGCCGGGTGATCTCCGGGAGGGTACCCGTCGCCGTGATCATCCGGCCTTCCAGCTCTGCCTCGGCCTCTTCCTCCATCTCTTTGTAGATCCGGGCCTGCTCCTCGTCCATCTCTAGCTGGACGTAGTTCCCGCCATCCGGGTTGTCCTCTAGCGGAGTACCCGCGTACATAATGGGCGGGAGGTCCGGAGCCGCGACGGCCTTAGTCCGCTTCAGGTAATGCGGCCGGAGCATCCGGTCCCAGGCCTCCGGGTCCTTTGGCTCAAGAACCTTCGCGCCGCCTCCGACAATCTTGGAGTACTGGCCTTGCTCGACTCCGAAGTGAATATCCGCCCATTTCCAGTACGAGCCGAATACGTCACGGCGGACCCAGTTAAGCGTTCCCCACGCCTTCTCAAGCTTGGAGCGGAACGGAGTCCCGGAGAGCGCGAGCGTCAGGCCGCCTTCCCGGAGGCACCGCATCTGGAGCATTACGGCTCCGTACCGGCCCTGAGTAATCCGCTTGGACTGGTAGTTCGCGGTTGACGCGAGGAGGTTATGGCTTTCGTCAAGGACGATCGCATCCCAGGTCTGCTCGAATAGCTGGGGCCACAGAGCGTCAAACTCGAATGAGTGCTTATGGTCGCGCGGCCGGGTCCACTGGTTGTAGGCACAGGTTCCGGGCTTATCCGTGTCCGGGCAGATTTCTAGCCGCTTGGCGCGGATCATCTCAATATTGATAATCAGCATCTTGCGGATTCCGGGGATCGTCGTGGGGAAGTTCGCGAACTCCTCCATGATCGCCTCGCGCTCCGCGCGGGTACCCTGGACGACAAAGGTAGCGATTCCGGGAGTCCACCGCAGAGTCTCGCGCTCCCACACGGTCCGCATAGCGGACTTCCGGCAGCCGACCAGAATGGTCTTGGAGTCTGACTCGACTAGCGCGGCGAGCGTCTGGAGCGTCTTGCCTAGTCCGGGATCGTCGCCAAGAATGAAGTTCCGCGCCGCGAGCATCGCAGCGGCTCCGGCTACCTGGTACGGCCGGTTACGCATCGCCTTGATAAGGTCCGGAGCCTCGTCCACGAGTAGCGCAAAGGTCGCCTCGCTGATCAGCTCTTCACGGGCGGCCTCAACCGTCTCCTCTACCTCAACCTGGGCCCTGGCCCAGCGGGTCAGAGCCGGGAGGACGGTAAGCTCATCGCCAAAGACCTTCCGGAATCCCCGGCAGGTGTCCATCGTAAGCGGGTAGCTCCAGCCCTTGAACTCATTCGGCTCTACCGTCTTGTCCCAGTCAGCCCGCGCTCCGGGGACCTTCTTAGCCCACTTCGGGCCGGAGCCGTTCGCATACGGGATACGCGCCAGGATACGCTTCCCGTCCGTGGTGATCTCGGCTTCCACTTCGCCTCGCCTCTCGCCTCGCCTTGCGTCTCAAGTCTACCCGAGATTGAGACCGCTGGCTACCCGTTCTGCAGGGCTCTAGGACGGCCGGAGCCGGGCCGGAGCCCGCGAGGCGAGGCGAGGTAGCCGCGCGGGCTCCGGAGTCCTTCCTAGGCCGTCTCCGGGATGTTAACGCGGTGATCCGGCTCGCGGCTCCCGCGCTCAGCCGCATCCTGGACCTCATCCGGTCCCCAGTCTGAGTTCAGCTCCCGGCTATGCTCCGGCTCCGGGCCTCCGGTCCAGTCGGTCATGATGGCCTCCGGGGAATCCAGAAGCATCGGCACCAGCGGAGCCTACGTCCACATAGACGGCATCGTTCAGGCTTCATAACAACCTCCCTCCGTGGAGTGCGCTCCGGGCTTTCCAGTCCGGAATGTAGTCGGTTAGCATCTTGCTCCAGGCCATCCGGTATTTCCTGTCCGGAGGCGCAACGTAATCGGGCCAGCGCGAGTAGAGGAGGGTCAGGTTTTCCTTCTCAGACTCGCGCCGCTTTTCTACGTCCTCGCCAAAGAGGGAGTTCATGCCGCCCGGATCGTAGCGGTTGTTCATCTGCTCGATCCAGACGTCGCAGTGCATCCGCCAGATAAGACCACG